TTCGCCTTAACGGTCAAATTTGTGTCTGAGGCGATTAAATACCCGTCCGAACATAAAACTCCTTTCAGTGCCTCAATGGTGGTCCTTGATGGTACAATTCCTTTCAGCTGTCCTATTTTCTTTGACAGCTCACTTTTATTGATCCTCATAATTCTTCCTCCGTATCACTCAAAATAACTTCTACCCTTGGTTCCTCTGAATAATATTTCTCACAGGTAATGCTCACTACCTGCGAATCGTCATGGTATGCCAGATGGTTCAGCGCATCTGCATATACCTTGACAACATTATCGATATCCGGTTTCTTGGTTGGACGTTCCTCTCCGTTTGCCATCATCTGTTTTCTTTTCTTGCTTGCGCTGGCCGGAATGGTGTAATATGCCTTGATCTGCATCATCACAGGAACCTTTTCCGGAAAGCTGCCCTTGCACTGCCTCCGGTACTCCCATCCGATCAGGTTCTCATACACCAACGTGGCTTCCGGTGTCCTTGGATGTGCCGCAGGATTCATGGGATTAAACCTCGGACGTCCTTTCCCTTTTGGCTCCCCCGGCACTGTA